ATTGGCTGTCCTCTGTGCCGTGGCGGAACCCAACATGGCGGTATGTACCATCGTCACGCTTGCCGCAGGCGTAGAAGAACCCATCATCGTCATCACTTCTGTACATGAACGCATTACGCGCCCACTGCGCACGGACTTGCTCAATTTGTGCAGTGCGCCATTCGCGGTAGTGCGTTTCGGCGTACCAGCCCATCTCGTGCCGTGCTTCATACTGCGACCAGTCCTCGAACTTGTGCCCCTGCAACCAGTCGGGTATGCCCACCTTCAGGGCTTCGTACATCTGTCGGTCGGTCAGCACTACGCTGTCGGGGTAAGCGCCCATCTGCGCTTTCATTAGTGTTGGGTATTTCATTTCATTCTCCTTAGCGGTTGTGTCCGTAGTTTCTCGGCTTCCCATGAGCCCATGTAACGCTCGGCGCTCTCCAAGGCTTTGCGCTTGCGCTCGGATGACTCCGCTCGCTTGGCATACTCGTCCCTGTACGCTCTCAACTTCGCCAACTCTGTGGCTTTGATGGTTGTGTGTCTAATCATTTACTTTCTCCTAGTTTCAGGTGTGATGTGAGACGGCACATCACTAACCGTTTTGTGTTGCACAGTGCAACAGAAATCATGACCGTTCCCCTTACAGGTTACCCAGTGCGGTCTGCTCTTCCCGCCATGCCCGCATCTCGGCTTGGCGTTGGTAGTAATACTTGAGCGAGTTCGCACGGTTCTTCTCCCGCTTAGCCTCGGCTAGTGCCTCTATGAGGGCATCACGCTGCTTCGTGAGTTCATCCACATCCCCATAGCCGAACTCCCGCTGCGCTTTCAGCACCTCAATATCCGCTAGTCGGGCTGCGGTGCGTAACTGCTCAATCTGCGTGGGCGGTCTGCTCGTTTTCCTTGGGCGTGTGGATGGCTTGACCTTGTGCACATACTCTTTGCGCTCGAACGGCACACGCTCACGCCCGCCGTTGCCCGCTATCCTGTCGAACGCAACCGTGAACTTCTCTCGTATCTCGAACGGTATCCAGTCCACCCAACTGCGCCCACTGTTGGGCAGGTTTTTCTCCCGTGCTAGCACCGTAGGCGTTGCCTGTCCTATGTCTCGGTATCTACACAGTTTCACATACACCTTGTTGAGTAGCGCCTCGTACTGTGCGTTCGTGTTCCATGCTGCGTAGGCATCGTTCGATTGGGTCTCGTACTCCGTGCCCCTAGCCTCCTCATAGCGGGCTGCAAAGCGGCGCACGCTAGCGGCTACCTTGTGCCGCTCTTCTTGTAGTCCACCTATCACACCACGCCACGCTAAGCGGTGTCGAGTGTGCGCAATCTTCGTTTTTATGAGCGCTGCCTTGCCTTCAGTGATGCGAGTTTTAATCGCTTCGCGTCCAACAATATCGTTCGGAAGGTGCTCGATTAGGTGGTTATGTAGTTTATTGGGTGACATCCGCATAAGTGCAGCGTCTGATTTGATACCGTAAGTCATGGGCGGTTTTCTCCTTAAAAAGTGTTGCACGGTGCAACAGTGCATATACTAACACACTTGTTACACCTAGCCTGTGTAATATCAACCACCAATCGTTGGAAACTGCAAAAAAAGTGCATCGGTCGAAGCCTTATGTATGCTTAGGTTTTACCCTTAATCACCCAAGTGGACACTGTTTTTGGAGAGCACTCAAACCCCCATAATATATGTAATGTGCATAAAAGGGTAGTCGTCGGTGTATTGGTGTACTTATACATTTGTACTATATTATATCCTTTTAATAGTATTATATATATGTGTCCACTTGCGTTTGTATGTGGCTGCTGCTAGGGTTGGTGCGGGTTAGCGCAGACTTTTCTATTGCAGTTTCCCAAGAATCGTGGATGTGCCTTTTTTTTAGGCACTTACACACTTTGCAGCGTCTAATCCCTAAGTGTTGCACCGTGCAACACTTTCCTTCCTTAGTAGTCCTCGCCATTGCGGGCGGGTTGTGCGCCTGAGAACGCAGGGTTGATTGGGGCATCGTGCTTCCACGTCACCGCCTCGATAGCAAGGGCATCGGTGCAGATACACACAATGCGCTCGAAGCGTATCGGCGGGGTTTTGTTTGTTACCCAGTCAAGCGTGGTGGCAACTAGGTTCTTGCCTGTATGGGTGTAACTCTCCACACGCATGGGCTTGCCGTGTACTTGGATGACTTGCCCGATGCGGTACTCTGCCTTGGGTATGTAAGCGAACTTCATTTTGATTCTCCAGTTAAGTGTTGCTGTATGCGCTGACCAAGGTCGTGCCTTGCCACAGTTCCACCACCTTAAAGGTTTTGGTCAGGGCGTGGAACAAGCCGTGGGCGCTAGTCAGGCTTTCCACAGTTGCGTAATGATTTGCGCCGTTGTCTCGTACGATTATTGAAAACATAGGATTCTCCAGTTAGACATGAAACGAAACACCGTGCAAGCCCCGCCCTCGGAGTCTCACACGGAAAACTGTTGCACTGTGCAACACTATTACTCGAAGGACAAACCTTCCAAAGCCTGTTTAACCGCCTCGGAAGCCTCTGCCTTGGTAAGACCTACCATTGCAGCCTGAATTGCCTCTATGACCCCTTTGCTGACCTTGATGGGGGTTTTCTTGTTGCCACTCTGTGCTGCTCTGCGTGTTGTGCCCATCAGATTCTTGTTGATGTCTGCCAACACAGTCCGTGCGCTGCTCGCACCTTCACCCACAAACACGACACGCCCCGTGCCCTTGGTCTCTAACTCTACCTTCGCAACCTTGGTGACCACCCACTCCATGATGTGCGGGCGGGCACTCTCTACCGTGGGATACCCAGCGTCAATGACTGACTGGATGAGGGATACACGAGCACCCACGAATTTGTTAAGGGCTGCGAACAGGGCGATTTTGTTTACTGATTTAGTCATGGAAGTTTCTCCGTAGTGACATTGATACAAAGTGTTGCACCGTGCAACACTTATCGTCAGGGCTTATTCCCTTTCGATGCCTCTATTATGAGAAAGGGTGTCTTTTGAGGGCTTTGTGTGTAGCGTGGTGACAGCCTGACGACCCCACGGTGGGGGTACAACCCCTTTTTAGGGTCGCGTCGCAGTGTGGCTATAAACACTGTTTCGTAGCCGCACAGCCTATTTTGTATAACACTAGACAAAGATACCCCCCCTACGGGCAGACCCACCCCCCTTGCTTAAAAAAAAGGCACCTCAAAAAAATTTCTACGAAAAATAAAAAAAACCCCCGGGGTTACCGAGGGTTTAAAGACCAACGTAGTTGATCGAGGAGAAGCAAATGAACAACAACAACCAACGAAGTTGCACAATCACCGAAACGCAGTGTACACTACACTTAACGAGGCTTCAATGGCTTACGCATGCTAGACCACTTAATTGATTTTGAACCGGAGGTGTTTGAGTACACGTCCAAAAATGTGCAGGACCCTGCAAAGGTGTCCTCCGTCGGCGTGCTCGACGCAAAAATCCAAACGAAAGACTGGATGCAAGCACTAGGAGCCGTTGACTCAGATGCTCTTGTCAGCGAAATCGACACCAAATCAGCCCGTGAAGCGTTTGCCAACATCGTTTCCGCCTCCCCCGAAGAAATTACCCACACCGCGCTGGCCCATGTAAAGACACCTGCGGCCGTACAACATCTTGTTGGGATGCTGACCGCCTACGACTGGGAGTTTGTGCACCAAGCCAAGGAGCTTCGTGGGTATGCAGTAGCAAAACTGGTCGAAGAAACACAAAGCCCCAACGCCAACATCCGCCTAAAGGCACTTGGGTTGCTGGGCAAGGTCACCGAGGTCGGCCTGTTCACCGACAAGATTGAGGTCAAGAAGGAAGAGATGTCCGACACCGAGCTTGAGCAACGGATCAAGGAAAAACTTAACCGGTTCATGCACATAGTGGACGTGGTTGACGTAAGTGATAAGGGGACAGAAGCCCCACCAGCCCCAGCATCCGATGAACATTGACAAACTCACCACCCTAAGTAAGCCTGAGCTAGAAGCGCTTATGCGGGCCCTGCCCACGATGTCCATAAAGGACAAAATGGAGCTTATGGATGATTTGGACATTAGAGAACGCCGAGCCAGCCTGACGGCCGCGCAGGGAAACATGTTGGGTTTTGCCAACGCCGTGTACCCCGGGTTCAAGATTGGGCCCCAGCACAGGAAGCTAGCCAAGATTTTTACGGACGTGATTGAGGGACGCAAGAACCGCGTCATCATCAATATTGCACCCCGTATGGGTAAGTCCGAATTCAGTTCATACCTATTCCCTGCCTATTTTTTAGGCAAGTACCCCGAGAAAAAGATCATCATGGGCACCCACACTGCGGGTTTGTCCGAGGATTTCGGTCGCCGAGTGCGAAATTTGCTTGATACGGAGGAGTACCATGAAATTTTTCCCCAAACAAACGTGGCATCTGACCAAAAGGCTGCAGGCAAGTGGTCTACTTCTGCTGGGGGCCAGTATTACGCGGCTGGTGTGGGCGGTGCCCTTGCCGGTCGTGGTGCTGATCTGTTCGTTATTGATGACCCACACTCCGAGCAGGACGTAAAGATCAACAGCCGTCTTGCGTTTGACACCGCGTGGTCTTGGTTTCAGACCGGACCCTTGCAGCGCTTGATGCCGGGTGGGGCGATCATCATCGTGATGACGCGGTGGTCGCTCTTGGACTTGACTGGCCGGTTGCTGACGTACCAGATGAAAAATCCCGAGTCCTTGCCGTGGGAGATCGTGGAGCTACCGGCCATCTTGAACGAGGACGAAGACGACGAGAAGTCACTCTGGCCGGAGCAGTGGCCGCTAGAGACATTGAAGGCGACCAAGGCCAGTATCGAGCCACGGTATTGGAACGCGCAGTACATGCAGCAGCCTACGGCCGAGAACTCAGCGCTGGTGTCACGCAAGCATTGGAGAGTTTGGGAACATGATGAGCCGCCCAAGTGCGACTACATACTGCAGAGTTGGGATACGGCGTTTGAGACAAAGACCACGGCCGACTATTCAGCCTGTACGACATGGGGCGTGTTCTACAACGAAGACGAGGGCAACAGCCCGCAGGTGATCCTGCTCGATGCGTTTAAAGACCGGATGGCGTTCCCTGAGTTGAAACAGGTCGCGCTCAAGCACTGGAAAGAGTGGGAGCCTGATGCGTTCATTGTGGAGAAGAAGGCCGCGGGCGCTCCACTAATCCAAGAACTGCGCAACATGGGCATCCCCGTACAAGAATTTAGCCCGTCTCGAGGCAACGATAAAATGGTCCGGCTTAACGCTGTAGCTGATTTGTTCACTTCGGGCAAAATATGGGCACCTGACACGCGCTGGGCGCGAGAAGTCATTGAAGAGATCGCGGCTTTCCCAGTGGGCGAGAACGATGACTATGTGGATACGACAACACAGGCACTCCTGCGCTATCGCCAAGGCGGGTTTATTTCGTTAGACTCCGATGAAAAAGACGAGCCTAGAATCTTCCGGCGGTATCAAAACGCTTACTACTAAGGACAAAAATGGCAACAAATATTGACAAAGGCTTGTACCAAGCCCCCAAGGGAATCGAAGAACTAGCGCGGGATGAAGAGGCGATAGAGATTGAGATCGTGGATCCAGAAGCGGTCAACATCCACATGGACGGCCTAGATATTTCGATTGAGCCGGGTGAAGGCACCGAAGATTTTAGTAGTAACTTGGCCGAGGAAATTGAAGAGGGTGCGCTGCAGTCACTTGCAGGCGACCTGTCAGGCGACATTGACAACGACAAAAGCTCCCGCAAAGATTGGGAGAAGGCGTACACCGAAGGTTTGAAGCTGCTCGGACTCCAGTACGAAGAGCGCACAGAGCCTTGGTCAGGCGCATCGGGCGTGTTCCACCCCATGATTACCGAGGCAGTTGTAAGATTCCAGTCAGAAACAATCACTGAGATGTTTCCTGCACAGGGCCCTGTACGTACAAAGATCATCGGTAAAGAAACTCCAGCGAAGACAGAGGCAGCGGTGCGTGTCGAAGCTGACATGAACTACGAACTGACAGAAGTCATGCGCGAGTTCCGCCCTGAGCAAGAACGCATGCTGTGGAGCCTACCGGCCACGGGCTCGGCGTTCAAGAAGGTGTACTTCGACCCGAGCTTGGACCGCCAAGTTTCGATGTTCATCCCCGCAGAAGACATCATTCTCCCCTACGGTACGACCGACTTGGACACTTGCTACCGCATCACCCACGTCATGCGCAAGACCAAGAACGAGATTGTGAAACTACAAAAGGCGGGGTTCTACTTAGACATTGACCTGCCGGATACCAACAAAGAATCCACTGACATCCAAAAAGCCAAGGACAAAGAGACCGGCTTTAGCGATATGAATGACGATCGGTTCACGATCTACGAGTGCCACGTAGACTTGGACATCGAAGGGCTGGGCGACTCCGAGGATGACGAAGGGGAAGCAACAGGCATCGCGCTGCCGTACGTAGTGACGATGATTAAGGGTTCCAACGACATTTTGGCAATCCGCCGGAATTGGTTGGAAGACGACAAACTTAAACTGAAAAGGCAGCATTTTGTCCATTACCAATACATCCCCGGATTCGGAGCGTATGGCTTCGGCTTGTTTCACCTTATTGGTGGCTTCGCTAAGTCCGCAACCAGCATCATGCGCCAGCTTGTCGATGCAGGAACTCTCTCAAACCTACCGGGCGGGCTTAAAGCAAGGGGGCTCCGCATTAAAGGTGACGATACACCGATTGCACCCGGCGAATTCCGCGATGTAGATATTGGCTCTGGCGCACTGCGGGACAACATCCTGCCACTGCCGTACAAAGAACCAAGTCAAGTGTTATACACGCTGCTTGGCAACATCGTAGAAGAGGGCCGCAGGTTCGCATCTACAGCGGATATGAAGATCAGCGACATGTCCGGCCAAGCCCCTGTGGGTACCACTTTGGCCCTGTTGGAGCGCCAGTTAAAGGTGATGTCGGCCGTACAAGCCCGCCTGCACTACAGCTTCAAACAAGAGTTGCGCCTTCTGGCGGTCATTATTCGGGACTACACCGATGATGACTACGGCTACGAGCCCGATACAGGCGTTCCAAGCGTCAAGAAGTCTGACTACGACCATGTGGACGTAATCCCCGTTAGCGACCCCAA